AAAGATATTTATTTTTATATTTCTATTTCTTATAACTTTTCATCTCGCTTTCTGTTTTTGTATTAGGGTTTGGGACTTGTCCCATTCTTACTTGTATTTGTGGCGTGAGTACAAATACGTTGCTTGCTAAATCAATATTTTTAGAATGTACTCACACTTCATATTTGCTAATTATTCGTGATTTACCGAAAATCAGTTATAAATTAAGATAAATTTTTATACATAAATCAACTCGTTATATATAATTTCTTCTGCAATACTTTTAATAGAGTCCATTGCTGATACCCAAGCTAATTGATTTTTTTGTTTCAATTCTTCTGTTATATCTTCTTTTTTTACTAACTCATTTATCATAAAACCTAATCTTTTTTCGGCTATTTCTTGTACTTCTTTTAGATGTTTATTAAGTGTTCCTTTTGTAGACATTATCATATATTCTGCTTTTTTATTTGTTTTTAGATAGTTTAATCTTGCTCTACCATACTTATTTAATTCTAGTTTTTCTTTTTCTAATACTAGATTTGGCATATAATAATCGCCTTGTTTTATATATTCAATTCCATATCTATTTTGTTTTATCTCTTTATTTTCCATTTAATTTTACCTCCATAATTTTATTTTTAACTAACTTTTTCTCGTTCTTTTACACGAATTTCGCCTATAATATGATTATCTTTTTGAATAGGAAAGCTCTTGTCATTAGCAATTAATTCTACGAGTTTGAATAATCTTTCTCCTTTTTCATTTTTGTATTGCATCCTATAATATTTCTTTTGGTAACCCTTTTTAGGTGCGTCTGGTCTATCTAATTCATAGTATGAAACCTCATAATAATCGCTTAATCTGTTCATATATTCTTGTAGTTCTTTCTTATCCATTTGTACTGTTGTAGTAATTGTAGATTCTTCTTTTCCTATGGTGCAAGGAGATGCAAAATCAAACATTCCATATTCTAAAATTTTACAAATTTGCTCAATAAAACTACTTCTAAATTTTATATTTACTAATTCATAGGAGCCTTTTTCGTTTTTATCAATCGTAATATTTTCTATGAATTTTGAAATAAATTCTTGTTTTTCTTCTTTTGTTTTATTACTCCATTGAAGCATTAACATATTATAAAATTCATTAGAACGAATTAATTTTTCTTTTTCTACATCTCTATCATCCATTATTTGCTGTGGGGAAAAGGTCTGCTTATTTAAGTCTATTGCTTGAATTCTTTTTTCTTCTAACAGATTTAATTTTTCTTTAATTACTCTATATTCTTCAGAGAAATCATTTACTTCTACAATTCCTTTTATATATGCTTCTTTAATTCTATCCTTTTGTTTTTTCAAATTTGCAATTTCTTTATCTAGTTTTGCTGTATCTCGTTCTTTTTTATCTGCTAAAACAGGGAAGAAATATTGCTTTACTGTCATATCATATTCTATTAAATTCATAATTAAATCTATTGTTACATCTTCAATTAAATCTTCTCTTAAATATAGCTTACAGTCTGTGCAATGATAATACATATATTTCTTCTTTTTTCCACCTGCTCCTTTGCAAGTCATTAGCTTACCACATTTAGGACAAATCAACTTTTGCATAAAGATATAAACTCTATCTCTGCAAAATGCTCTTTGATTTTTTTCTTTTTGGGCTTGTACCTCATCAAACATGGCTCTTGAAATAATTGGCTCTACAACATCTCTATAAATAACTGGCTCTTTTCCTTGTTCTTTGCCAACTCTTTTAAACCTTTCATAATCTCCCATATAGATTTTATTGTTTATCATTTTCTCTATGGTGGAATCTTTCCAATTTGCTTTAGTAGATGTTGGTACTCGTTCTTCATTTAGAATATTTGCTATTGTTTGATAGCTTTTGCCTTCAAGATACATATTAAATATTCTAATTACCAAATCTTTTGTAGTTTCATCAATTATCATTTTTTTGCCTTCTCTTTTGTAGCCGAGTGGACACCTATTAGGGATATGACCAGATTTTATTGCACCTGTTAAGCCAAATTTTGTTCTTTCACTAACTATCTCAATTTCTAATTGTGATAATACTGTTAGCATACGCACAAAGAATCTTCCGTTAGCAGTCGAGGTATTTACATCATCTCTATCGCAAACGAGGTAGCAATTGTGCTTTTCTAGGTCTGATATTAGCACTTCTAAATCTCTTACAGACCTTGTAACTCTATCTAGCTTGTAGGCTACAATATAATTGATTTTTCCTGCTCTCATGTCTGTTAGCATTTGCTGAAAAGCTGGTCTGTGTTCCATATCTTTTGCACTAATTCCTGCATCTTTGTAAACCTTGAATATCTCATATTCCTTATACTTACAAAGTTGTTTTAGTTTTTCTTCCTGTTCTCCTAAACTAAATCCGTTCTCTTGCTTGATCTTCTGTACTTACACGAATATAAATTCCTGCCTTTTTTGTTTCTCCATTCATTTTTATAAATACTCCTCCTTCCAAATTATGAATAGAAAGGCAACTAAAAAAGTGCCACATAGCATAGGTTTGGCTATTAGCACTTTAGAGTTTTATATTTATTATTAACTATCTCTTTAATTCTTTTAAAAAACACAAATAAACCAATATAGTATAATTTTTTTAAACTCTAAAATGTTTTGCCGTTTTCTCCTATGATATGTATTCTTGTAACTTGGACATTGGATACTTTGTCCTTAAATCTGTTACGTAGAAGTAATCATGTTTGTTAAAGAATAACAATAATTTGTTATTTATGATTACTCTATGGGGCTCTACATACGCTAAATTCGTATGTTCAATTATTCTTAAACACCCAGTTATAATTTCGGGTTGTTGTTTAATGGAGTTTATACGACACGCCCACTTGATTTTAGAGTGTAATTCATCACTCATATTGATTTGTTTTTTGATTATGTTTAACATAATATCACAAAAACCTCCTTTTTTCAATAGTTTAAGTCAAAAAAATTCCAACTCCTAAGAGTTGGAATAAGATTTTTGTGTTCATCAAAATTTTTATAGCCTTAAAATTAAGTTATATCAAGGCTTTCAAAAAGTTCGGCGAAAATTGCTTGTGGTGCCAACGACGTAGATATTTACAACTCGTTAGCTCTCTTGACGATTGATACAAATATCAATCAATTTATTATCTTTACTTTAACATAAAGTTTACAATTTTGCAAGTATATTTTTTAAATTGACCATATAACGAAAAAATTAATCAGAAATATTACAAAAATATTAAATTTTTATGACAAATATGTTTTTGTTGTCATATTTATTGTAAAAAGTAAAATATCGTGATATAAATTACATAAAAGTATGCAATAAATAAGTAGTGTTTTAAAGCAAAGGAGAAATAGATATGGGTAGATATGCTTATCATGGACAAGAGGTCTTAAAAAGAGATGGTAAATTAGTTGGATTTAATGCAGGATATGGATTTTATTCTGAACACGAACATGGATATACAGGTGAAGAACAGATGAAATCTAAAAAGATTATAGATAAAAATAAAAATCATCCGTTTAATGGAGAAATTGTTGAAAATCCCCAAGCTATTAATTTAATGGAATTTAGCGATGGGAGTGTTTGGCTAACAAACGATGGTTGGAATTATGCTAGTTTGATGAGAAAAACAGAAGAAGAAAGACACGAAATTATGGATAGATATATCAATAATGATGATAGAAAACGTAATGAAGAATTTATGTCAAAACTTGGTGCTAATATGGACTCTCCTGAAGTGGTTGCTTTATGGTATGCTGGTTTTAATGGTGGAGGAAATTTTGATTTAATATCTACAAATGAACAAAGTAGCGAATTGATAAAAACATTATATGCTGAAATGCAAAAAGGAAATGTTGCAATTTCAAGTGATTATAGCTTTATGTTTAAAGATAGAGGGTTGTCATTTGTATTATTAGACCAATTAACTCAAGAAGACCTTATGAATAAACAATTAGTAGATCATCGTGATGAAATGGCAAGACAATTTCAAAAAGAATATAGAGAATACTTACAACAAGAAGGATTAGATGAAAGTGTTTGTATTGGTAAGGGTGGTAAATACCCAGCAGAATTTTGGAATGTTCAAATAAGTGATTTGGAAACTAATATTAAACGGAGAAATAGTACCTAAATTTTATTTAGAAATTCTTGATACTTCTAAAGGAAGAGAAAACTTAGATGCACTTTGTATGCATAAACTATGTCGCTTAACAGGTGATGAAATTAAAGCTTTAGTACCAGTTATTCAATCACCAGAATATGCAGAATATGCTAAAGGGCATAGTCAAGAAGATGTTGAAACATATTTAGTAGAAGAATTAGCATTGTATAGAGAAAGACAAACTATTGAAGATTTACGATATTTGGCTGACAAAGAAGCTTTAGAAAAAATTGCATCAGAACAAAGAACAGAAACAGTAGAGAAAAGTTCTTCATCTTTAAAAGATAAAATAGGAAAATGGTTACACCCTGATAGAGAAAAAGACAAAGATAAATCAGAAGAAAAAGGAGAATAGTATGGAAAATATAGAATATTCAAATGCACTTTATCAAATAAATGAAATATTAAAATATATGATACCAAACTTGAAAGCTAGAATACCAAAAAAAGTTATTAGTTATTTTGAAAATAATAAATCACAAGAATATAATTGGGCTATTGATAAATCATTACCATTAGAAAAACAAGACCTATTACCAACTACAAAAGAACTTTTAACAGTATTATATAGAGATTTTATATGTGATGATATAGAAAGAGTCAAATTAGAAAAGACATTGAGCAATAATGAATTAAAATATCAAGAAGAATTAAGAAAAAAATATAACCCTGACGATATATTTAGAAATAGACAAAAAGCTAATGAATACATTGAAACACAGACACAAAGCACTGAAATAGCTCCTTATAAAGAGTCCTTTTTTAGGAAAATTATTAGTAAGATTAAATTATTTTTTCACAAGTAAATAACCATCAAAGCGAATGAGGATTTTACCCTCATTCGTTTTTTAACAATCTTTAAATAAAAATTAATTCACTAAAAACAATTTCTTCTGCTTGTGCTTTAATAGAGTTCATTGTGCCAACCCAGTAAAGCATATCTGTATTTTTCATATCTTCTGTCAAATTGCTTTTAACCTTTAATTCACTAGCAATCTGTTGCACTCTATTATCTGCTGTTTCTTGTATTTCTTTTAAATGTGTATTTAATGTTCCGTCCATTAGCATTATAGTATAATCAGCTTTTTTGTGTTCTTTCAATTACTTTAATCTCATTCTTCCATATTTACTTTGTCATAGCAAATTCTTTTGTGAAAATGGCTCATAATACTATGCCAAAAGCCTTTGAATTTCTGTAATTCTTGTTTTAGTTTTTCTTTTTCGGTTTGTAACTTGCCTATAATTTTTCTTTAGTAGATAGTTCCTTTTTTAAATTGCCGATTTCATTAACATTGATGTCTTGATTTCTACCTTTTTGCTTTTTGTAGTTACTGGAACACCTACAATGTGCATATGGGGAGATGTTTCGTCAAAATGTATTGTAGCATTTGCTATCTTAAAATCTGGTACAATTTTAATTAATTCAATTACTTGTTCATTATATACATCAACCATTTTAAACTTATATCTCTCATATTTATCATTCCAAAAATCCATATCTCCAAGTTCTATTATAATTTCACAAGCTATATCATTTTGGGATTCACATATTTTTGTAAAGTACTTATCTATTTTTCTATCATTTCTAGTTTGATTATTGTTATATTCAATTCTAGCTTGTTCAAATTCTTCTAAATATACTTGTTTTACATCATTTACAATATCATTTGTTCCATATATCGTTCTAATTAGTTCTGTTTGATTATCATAATCTCTTAATAAGTTATGCTTGTTTACATCTGATAAATCTTTTGCATTTTGAATTGCATTATTAGCTAGAGAAGTTGTGCCAGATACATTTTCCTTTGCAACTTTCTTTGCTAATTTACTTTTGTTTTTATCACTACCCAAGTGAAAAGAATATGCTAATTCTTGCTCCATAAAATACCTCCTTTGAAATTTCCTAGTAGCTATGGACTTTGGCTTTGCCATAAGTCCTAACCCCCTATGAGTTTTGACATTCTATCAAAACTCGGGGGCTCTGCGAGGCAATAAATTTTATCTCACAGAGCTAAAATTTATTAAATTAACTCGCTACAAAATTTATATTTGCTAATCACAAATACGAATTTGTTCTCGTTAATTTGTTGTTGCAACATAGTAGATTATTTTTGTATAGTTGCAACAATTATTTTGCTTTTTCTTCGCAGAATTTTACTGGCTTAACACCTACTGAAATAGCAATAGGCTCTTTTGTATATATTACACTATCATTACTCTCATCTGGAATATAGTCAAATGCAGTATCTATTTCAGCTTTTAATCTTTCAAACTCTGGTCTATAATTACCAGTTTTTGCACTTATTCCAGCATCCTGGTAATAATCTACTATCTCATAACCTTTAAATTTACAAAAAGTTTCTAATCGTTCCTTTTGTTCTGGAAGACTAAAGCCGTTCCCTTGCTTGATCCTCTGTTGAAACTCTCATATACAATCCACATTTTTTCTTTTCTTCGTTCAATTTTCAAACCTCCTAACAAAAAAGAGACATCAAAGTACACAAGTACCGTTGACATCTCTTATATATAAGATTAGTTCTCTCTAATTTTCTAATGCTACCATTGATAAAAGTAGGAGTAACTTTAGAAAATTCACATATAAATTCCAATCGCTGTTTTAGACATTACTCAAATTCTAGTTTTTGCTTAATTATCTTCACTTCAGACACCATCCTTTCCTTCTGGATGGCAATTTTACAATAAAAAAATACCATCCTTTTTCAGAATGATATTTGCATCTATCTGTTCTATTAGTTCGAACAGATACGTCATTGGTGCGGATGAAGGGACTCGAACCCCCACGCCGTTGGCACTGGTTCCTAAGAGCTATCATGGTTAAATTTATACCTTTTACATATTTTTATATTTTTTTATATTTTCTTATAAGATGCCATTTAAAGCCTTTTACGGCTAATATTTAAAATATCATTTTATGCATTTTCCCTTCGTTTTTTATAACTTTTCTTTGGCGTTGCATTAAAAATTGCATTAAAATTTAGTGTCTAAAATGCCTAGTAAATATAATTTTATTGTTAAATTTTTATTTAAAAAGATAGTATTTATTTCTTCTTGAGTAAACAATTTTTTATTTTCTATTATTCTTCCTTCGACAATTTTCTTCATTTTCCTTACTTCGTCTTCTACTACATTCATTACTACAAATCTCCTTTAATTTATTTTTTAGAGCTCTGATGTATAAATATAATGAATTAGGTTGCATTTGGGCAACTTTTTATGAAATGCTGTTTTTCTTTTACAAAAATAAAAACGACACTATTAAAGTGTCATTTTACTATTTTGTATAATTCTTCTATGTCTACTTTTAATGCTTTAGCTATCATTATCATTGTTGACAATTTTGGGGCTCTTTCTTGCCTTTCTATTTTACTTAAATGTCCTTTGCTAATGCCAGATAGTTCTGCTAAAGTTTCTAATGTCATATTCTGTTTTAATCTTATTTCTCTAACCAGAATTTCTATTTTCATAAAACCACCAATTTTAATATGCCCAATTTATTTTCTTTTATGAAACTATATTTTTCTAATTAATTCTTTAAAACTGTATGCATCTTTATGACATGCTATTGTAAACGCACTAAACAAGCAATTATTATGAGCATATTCATCCCATTCTTCCCTTGTAATTTTCTTATTTTTTCTTACATATTCTTTTAATTCTTTTAAGCTTTTTTTATAATAATTGATCATAAAAACACCTCAATGTTAGCATCTACATTTTTAATATTTTTATGCAAAAGTAAAAGAAGCCTTTTAGACTTCTTTTGCTTTCTTTATTACTTTGCTAAATCTTTTCGTTCTTGACATTACTTTCATACTTTCTGCTGATAGTATTAAAAAGTATTTTAATAACTTTCTGTATTCTTTTTCACTTTTTATATTTAATACTTTAATCATTTGTAGAGATTGTGTATATGCTTCTTTCATATTCATCCCCCTTTACTATTATAACATATTATGTTAAATTGTTGTGTCGAAAGTAGTCGAAAATCTATTTTTATGTTTATCACTTCAAAACATTTATTATCTTATTTTTTACTAGAAACTAGCCAAAAAGTGACGTCTCAAAATCGTTTTTAAGCCCTTTTTATTTTTTGGTCAAGTACTTATATGCCTTGATTTTAAGCTATAAAACGAAAAAAAGAGGTAAATTGAAATTAATCAACTTACCTCTACTTTTTTGACGAATACTGTCAAAAAATGTAATTTTAGTTTGCAAAATTTATTGACTTTTATATTTTATTTTGATATTATATTTTTATCGTTTGAGCACTCACCACGACAGCTTAGTTGTATTAAGTAACAACTAGTTGTTATGCAAATAATAGTTAGTTGCTACTATCATGCAACTAGGTTTCGACTTATTTGCAACACGAGGAGGTGAGTGAATTGGAAACACTTTTGGTAATTACAATAATATTCTTTTCTTTAGGCTTCGCTATTGAAAAAGCCACAAACTTTTTCAAGGAAATAAAATCTGGTTCAGCTAAATTAGCTAAAGGTTTTGAAGCCAAACTATCAATTGTTCCAGTTGATAGCAAAAAAAGTGAAGTAAGTGCCACTAACACAAACTCCACAGACGATAACTTAGATTAGTTTACTAATCTGTAAGGAGCTTTGCTCCTTATTTTTTATTATATTCATTATTTATATTTTTATCACATGTATTTTTTATAGTCAATATTTTTTCTTTAATGTAATATAATCTTAATTTTTGTGTAACAGAATTGTAACATTTCTTTTTCTATCTGTCAATATTATATCACAACTTTTATGTTATTTCAATACTATTTTACTCCACCAGTCCATTTAGCAAATCCTATCTTGTAATTACCTGTTCCAGAAACATTATATCTTACCATTGGCCTTCCATTAAATATTCCAAAACAATCGCACTCTTCATATGGACTTAAACTTCCTATCACTTTTGTTAAACTTGTATCTGCATATATAATTTCTTTTGTTGAACCGTTTTTATATCTTCTCACTGGTTCGTCACTCCTTTCAACTTTTGGTACTGCTACACTTGTTGTAGCTTGTCCTATTTTATTTGCTACATCATTTTTGAATTTAATCCACTCTTGTTCATTTTTTACATAATAACGAGGACATTCTTTTCCTGTTACATCATAATGTCTTATAATTGCATCTATACCCAGATTATATCTTTTACATATATCTGCACATAATTCTACTAAACTGTTATATGTATTGTAATTGAACTTTCCTTCCCAATCTGGGTGGCAATCTTCTATTCCAATTGATTTCCTGTTTATAGAATAACTACCGCTATGGAAAGCAACTTCATTTTCTGGTATACATCTTATTATTTCGCCATTTAAACCGATTATATAATGAGATGAAGCATATGTTTTATGTGATGTTGCTAAGCTTTCAAAATAGTTTCTATTGCCAATAGCTGAACTTCCTGCATTACCAACCCAATGAACTACAATTTTTTCTATTTTATTCTGTTTTTCTCCACTTCTTGAATATGGATTTATTGTTAATAGTCTATCTTCTATATTCATCATTCATTTGCCTCCCCTCTTGTATCTTCTTCAGCTAATTCCATTGTTTCTACAATTTCTTCATCCATAATTATTCCTCCTTATTATTTATTGCTTTTTGCCCTAACAAATATGTTCCTATAACTCCTTGTACTACTGCAATAACTTGTACTATTTGTATTGCATATGGTATTGTTATTCCATCAACAGCATTTATTCCTGCTACTAAAGCACTTACTATTGCCAATATATTTGTTAAGTATTTTGCTATTTTTTTTACTTTTTCCATATTCCCACTTCCTTTTACATAAATTTACTTAATCCTAAGATAAACGCTATTGCTGTTAATATAATTCCAACAAAAAAAGAAACTACTTTGCTTTTTATTTGCTTTTTAGTTTCTTCATATTCTTTTGCTGGTTTTTCTTCAATTATTTTTAGGCGTTCATTCATTTTGTTTTGGTCTTCTCTCATTGCCTTCATTTCTGTTGCTATTTCTCGCACACTTAGCGTTAAATCATATATGTTTTCAACTTTATTTTCAATACTATCTAATCTTTTAGAATTTGATTTTGAACGTTGCTCATTTTCTACTAATCTTTCAACAACTTCTGTCTCTTGCATTTTCTTCCTCCTTTCGAGAAATTTACATTTTTAGTTTAATGGAATTGATAATATTCCAGTTAACCAATAAGCATTTCCATTAATAATACGAACAGTAACATTGCCATCAGCTACCTGTAAAAAGCCTTGTGATGTTTCTGTTCCAAAGGCTCCTGCTCTTATATAATTTTTTCCTTTCAAAAGAGTTTTTAAATCATATCCTGTAATATTAGGTAAGCTCCCTATAGTTACTTCCTTATCTGCTGCTGCAAAATACCCTGTAGACTTGCTTACTGAAACTCTAACAAATAGTACTCCATTTATTATTCTTGCTTGTATACCATTTCCATATTGAAATCCTCCATTAGAAGAAAGTATTATTCCAGTATTTAAAGTTCCATTAATCCACCCAGTATCTTCGGTTTCTATTTGCTTTTTTAAATTACTTATTTCTTTTTTTAAGTCTTTTATTTGTTTTATTTGAGGTATCATATTAACACCTCTTTTCTTTTTATAAAACTATAAGTGCGTGTGTGTGTACAGCCCCAAGGCTTACATGATTTATTTTAGTCATATATTTTTCTCCTTTATATTTAATTTGCTATAAATGTGCAATTTAAGTTGTACCAAGCAGAAGTATATGTATTATCTGAGACCCATTCTAACATAATTCCTCCAGCCGGAGTTATTATCCACCTACAATATCTAACCCCAGAGCAAAATCCCTCAAAATATATTTGGGTTGCCGGTCTATACCCTTCTGGAAGTTGTGCTATTGTTGTTCCTGCCTTAGTAATTCCTGACACTCCTCCTACAATTGTAACAATTCCATTTTCTTTCTTATAAATAGCTTTTTTAGCAATCCCATCAACTGTTATTCCTGTGGCCAATGGTAAATCCTTCCACTTTTCAATTTTGTATTGTGTACCTGAAGGTAAAGAATCTAAAATTTTACCATTGCCAAATATTATATCTGAATTAAATCTTTGTGCTGATATTATTTGAACATTAGGAGTACGTGAACCACCTGGCAATTTAAAACAAACAGAAAATATACAATTGCTTTCTACTATTATAATATTATCTGAAATGTCAACTCCTTCTGGGTTTAATTGGTTTATTCTTTTAAATTTAACTTTAAAATTGGTAGAATCTTGTCTATTAATTTGCAAACTATATATATCATCAAAATCATACTGTTGAGTTGATGTAATTTTAAAAATTATCGTAGCCGTCTTAAATACAGTTTTCATATTTACATCAAATAATTTAATATATTTATTTATATACCCTGAAGAAGTATATAAAATATTTTTTCCATCTGGAAAATCTATTTTGTTTTCAATTTTCTTAATTAAATTTTTAAGTGTTAGCATTATATTCCCCCCTTACTACTAATGTTAAAATATCTCCTGTTTCTAACTGCCAATCTGTTGTTGTCTTTATTTTATTACTTATACTATCTGCATCTCCTATTTCTCTATAATGTCCATCTGTTCCAGCATCATCACTACTTAATGCTAGTCTTTCGGTGTCTAAGTATACATCTAATACTTCTTGTCCAACTTGATAATAACAAGGTAATGTTACTTCTGCTCCTGCATTTATATTAGATGTTATTTTTAGTTGGTAAATGTGTGTAAGCAAATTTTCTTGCATTCTGTTTATATTATAAGGTGTTAATGGTGTCTCTCCACTATATTCTGCCGGTACCACTTCATATTGCATTCCCTCTATTTCTACATATGCATTCTTTATTTTTGTTGCTCCTTTAAACTCAATTATTTCCATTTCTTGCCTCCTTTTCAAGAGTTTCTATTCTTTTTATAAGTTTATCTATTTCCTTATCTTTTTGTTTATCTTTTTCCTGCAATTGTTCTATCATTTCTTGTTGTTCTTGGATTGCTTTAGTTGCTGTAGCAATTATTGGTAATTCGTTAATATAATACCTTTCCTCAATGTTGTCTTTTTGGGGACGTATAATTACAAAATTAGGGTCTAACATTTCCATCTCTTGTGCTATATAACCTATATCATAATGTTTTCCATCATCTTCTTTATCAAATTGTTTATGTTTAATCTTTTTTATTATTTCTAAAGCACTCTGAGAACATTTTTTTATATTTTTCTTTATTCTTCTATCTGATGAAATGTTATTAGCATATACATTTCCACTTACACTTAAATCTCCATAGATATTGGCAAGTACATTTGGAAATAGTATGAAATCTACCTTGTTACTTTCTGTACCAAAAAATATATTTCCTCCACATGCTGATAAATCTCCCTCATCTGTAACTAATACATATGAATTTCCTGTTCCAATTTTAAATGAATCTGATCCAGCTTGATTTTTATAAAATTGTATATTATCTAATATTCCCATTGATGCATTTGAAGTAGTAGTTGCAGGCATAATATAAAACAACATCGAATTTGTTTTCTCATCATTAAAAAATATACCAGGCATAGCATCTGCTTGTATTTTTACACCATTTGAAATTATTCCAGCATTTGATGAATCTAAAACCAAATCACATCCACTTAATACAAGTTGTCCTGTGCAACCTCCTGAATTTTTAGGTGGCATAGCAAAATCTTTTATGTATAAAATTGGCCAAAATTTTCCATCACTTGTTGTTACTACTCCCCAAGCCATACCATTTTTTATTTTGGTATTATACTCACTGTCTACTGAAAATGCAATATATTTGTTGTCGTCTTGCGTTTTTACTCCCATTTCTCCAAACTTTGTTCCACTCTCATGGAAGTGTTGTCCTAGTTTATCTAATGACATTAAAACTTTTTTGTTATTATCTAATATTGCTAGACTTGCATTACCATTTAATATCATCATTTGAATAAATTCACTTATTTGGTTCCATGCAACCTTTACCGCTTCTGTATTTTGTTGAATATATGTTCCAACTTCTGTTTTACCTACTTTTTTATTTACTTCGCTTGTTATTTCTTCTGATTTTACATTTATTGCCGCATTCATTTCTGCTGTTGTTGAATAGCTTTCAAATTTTTGATTTACACTTAATTCAATACCTCGTGTTGATTGATTTATTGCACTATTCATTTCAACCTTTGTAGCAAATATATCATTAAAGTCATTTTTTATTATATATTCTGCATATATCTTATTTCCAACCATATCAATTAGGTATATATAATTTTCGCCTTCAAAAAGTTCTACTTGTATATTTAGTTTTTGCTTTATTGGAGTTTTTAGCGGTGTTAAAACATGATATTCTGATAATTGTAATCGTCTTATAACATATGCATTTTCCTTTTCTATTTCTATACTATCACTTATTTTTCCATTTGTTCTTAGTTCATCTGTATCAATTAAATATGTCTTTCTATCTGCTGAAGGATTAGTTCTACTTTGCTTGTCTATTATTATTTTATATATCATCTATAACACCTCCTGGTTAGGATATAAATTATCACTTGGAAACAATTCGTCGGAAGGAAACAAATTGCTTTCATACTTTTGATTTCCTTCAATTTTTAATATCAATACTTGTGCCTTGCTTGCATTTTCTAAGTGTATTTCTGTAATTCCTTCTACTTCTCTTTTATAATCTGTAACACTTGATACTTGATCTTTTATTGTATCTATGTCTTGCTCATGTTTTGTTATTTTTTCTTCATGTTCTGATGATTCCTGTACTAGTTGTGTTATTTTTCCATCAATTTGATTTATTTCACTTTGTACCCTTTTTATTTTGTTAGAGTTACTCTGTTTTGTCTGCATACTTTCTTGTTCTGTTTTGACCTGTATTTTGCTTTTTATACTTGCCTTAAATTTTCCCGCATAATTTATCTCTCCTTGATATAAAACTTTTTTATCATCAATTATTAGAATATCCCCAATATCATATGCTGGGTCTATTATTGTCTCCCCCTCAAATGCATATACTTCAAAACCTTTGATTTGATTATAAATATTCTCTACTTGTTCACTATCAACTATATACATATTGTTTTGATCAATAAATACTGTTGCTTGTGTTTCATCTCCAAATTTATAATTTTGTATTCCATCTTCATAAGAAACTTTACTTACTTTAAATTTATCACCCCAAGTGAAATCTCCAAACAAATCAATATCAAAATTAACAGTATCTTCTCCAAATGTTTTTATATAAAGTTTTCCATCTCTGCCTATTACAGCAAATCCGCCCGCTTGTTCTGCAATATAACCTAAATACGTTCTTGCTGTTACGGTGTTGTCATATACTGCTATTTGTTTTTTTGAGTTCAGAAAAGAAGTAGAACCCAGTTCTACTCCTACTTTATTGCATATATCTTTTAAGACTTCCAACATTGTTTCTGGATATATTAAATTGCTACCATCATATTTATTATCTTCAAATTTTTTCATATAATCTGTGGCTTTTATCTTTACTTTAAACTCATCATCCTCAATTGGTTTTTGAATAGTAAAATAGCCTATTGGAACTACTTCTCCATCTATACCTGTTTCAACATAAACCTCATTGTACACATCTGGCAAGTCTCTTTTATCTATTTCAAATTCAATATCAATTTCTGGAGTACACCCTAAACAAAATTCATTATTATTAAATAATTCTAATTTTGAACTAAAATCTATAATATGATTTGGTTCGATTTTATTTCCGTCTATGTATATATTTAATTCATGTTGTATTGAATCATTTAATACTTTATCTTTATAATTTTGACTTGTATTATACATTTATAGCCTCCTATAAATTTGCTTTTTTTGAAGCTTGTTTTTGAGCTTCTGTTAGTTCTTTTTGCATTAAATTAAAAGAACACTTCCATCTTGTTTTGAAAGTGTTCGTATTTAATTCTGTATCTATCATTTCTACTTTTCTTTTTGAAACTCTAAACTTTGCTCCTTCTAAAAATCCACCATTAACAACTGGTACTTTTACATCTAGAATAAATGGGTTCTTATATGTTTTTTGTATTAGTTTCTCTGCCTCATCTTCTGAATTTAAATCCCATGACATAGAAAGTTTTAACATTCCTATTGCTATCGGATTGTCTATCAATGCCCCTGTTTTTTTACTTGTATAACTATCATTGTCTGTATCTTCTATATCTGCACTATATGCAGATGGAGTTGGTAAATTTTGTGTTTCTCCATGTTCTCTCCATATCATTATTAATCACCTACCGTTACTATTGTATTTTTACCAGTTCTCCTAGTTTTTGAGTTTATATAATCTATTGTATCGTCAAATATTTCTCTTCCTAAGTATTGTATTGTTACATGTAATGGCTGTCCATTACTATTGTTAAAGTCTGATAATACGTCTTCAAAAGTATCTCTCATTATGTTTTGTGGTGTTACAATTTCTGGGTTAGTTTTAGCTCCAGAGTATTCACCCGCTAATACTGTTGTTGCCTCTGTTAATACACCACCTTTAGCTAATCTTGGTATCTGTGGAACTGATATGGTAGATATCCATCCAAATGGACTTAACCCCATAATATTTACGTTTTTTATTGTTCTTAAGGCTGCATTTAATCCATTAAATGGTATGGCTATTACTTTATTAATTCCATCTATTATTGCATTTACTATTGATTTTAATCCACTTAATATTCCTTCTCTTATTCCATCAAAAATACGGCCTCCAGAACTGAATACATTTTTTACTGCTTGCCATGCTTGACTAAACTTATCTCTAAACCAATTACCTATGTTCCCAAATACGGATGTAATTGCATTCCAAGCTCCAGACACACCTTCCTTTACTTTTGTTACAATAGTATTCCATACATTTGCTATAGTATTTACTATTCCGTTCCAAACATTAACTATAAAATTTTTTACAGCCGTAAATACTGTAATTACAATGTTTTTTAAGAACTCAAATTTTGCTTTTTGAAATTCTATCCATTTTGTTACAACTCCAACTATGAAATCAACAATGGCATTCCAAATATTTCCCAACCATTCTAAAATTATTCCCCAATTTTGAATTACTAAAATTATTGCAGTTATTGCAGCTACTATTCCCAAAATAATTAAAGTTATTGGTGATGTTAATATTGTAAATAATCCCATCAATCCATTTAAAACCATTTGAACAGTATTCCAAGCAATAATCCCTGCCACAACAATTGCAATTACTTCTCCTATTGCTTTTAATATGTTTACTGCCATTTCATTCTGTCCAATACCCTGCAATGCATTTCCTATTAATGTCAATAAATCCCCTATTGTTGACATTGCAATTTCTATAATTACTTCTGACATTTGTATAAAACCCGAAATAACTGGTTCCATAAATTGCACTATTCCACTAAATGCACTTAAAATTCCATCTAAAAATGACTGAAATCCTGTGCTAGAAACTAAATTCAAAATAGCAACCGTAAGATCATTAATTATATTTGCTATTCCCTGTATTATTTCTGTTCCGTTATTATCATTATTCCAAGCATTTGCCCAGGCTCTACCTATTTGCCCAATTAAATTTAATATATTCGCAATTATAGAGTATATAGTACCATTAGTAAACAATGTTTCTACACTCCCCCACATTGCACCAACAGCTTGTCCTATTCCGCTAATTGCATTTTTTGATGCTGTTATAACTTGTTCTCCATACTTATTCCAAGAATCAACAAGTGGTCTAAAAAAGTCAAATAATTTTTGAGCCAATGGAGACATCTGATTATCTATTCCAGATAAGTCAAAACTCGGTGATGTGCCTCCTCCGCTTCCACTGCTAGAATTATCATTAGTTTGCACATTATTAATTTCATCGTGTATTCCTGCTAATTGTTTTGTTTCATTTTTTGCTTTTTTCGCATTTCCTGCCATACTTGCATATGAACTTGCACTTGCTTTTGCAAATATATTTACTCTAAATAATGCATAAACAACAGTTTGAATAGCTTTCATTAATTGATATACTAAACCTGTTACGTATTGTATTATTGGTGCAAAAGAACTCCCCATTGCATATTTCATATAATCAATATTTGCACTTAATTGCTTAGCTCCTGTGTTTTGACTTGATAACCAAGTCTGTGCACAATTACTTAATGTAGAATATATACTTCTTAAGCTAATCAATGCAGCTGCATATTTTAGTACTGTTCCTATTCCGAGTTTTCATGCCCATTTCAATACTTTTTATATGGTTTGTAACATTTTGTGTTACTTTTGATAAACTTTGACCTATTGCTGGCATTTTATTAAAAGTATTTTTGACATTAGATATACTAGGTTTTATTTTCTCTATTTTCTGTTTAAATTCATTAAAAAAACTACTCAATTTGTTTTGAGTAGTTACTGTCTGTGTTATTTGTTGCCCTAATTCTGCCATTTTAGATTTTGCACTATTTAACAATACATTATATTTCTCGATTTCACTATTTAATTTATCACTTTGCTTTACTAAACTTTGATAACTTGCATTATTGTCTAATTTTTTATATGTTTCTTGTTTTATTTGTTTATTTCCAGCCTCTGGCATTTCTTTAATTATAGACTGATTTGTATCATTTCTTATCTTATCCAAAGCATTATTTGTAACATCTAATTTTAACTGTCGACCAGTTATTTTCTTTTGTAGACTATCAATTTCTTTTTCAATTTGTGTTATTTGTTTTTGTGCATCTTTATTATTAATTTTTATTGCTATTTCATTGTTTTCTGAGCTTTTTCTTAAATCTTGCATTTTCTTTTTCATAAAATTTACAGCTTGATGCAATTTACTTGTCATTGCTTTTGTATCCACTTTTGAAAAAGCTTCTTGCGCTTGTTTTATTGCCTGTTTTATTGCAGGTAATATTTTTTCAAATTCTTTTAATGCTTCTTCTACTTTTGCAGTTACAACTATCTCTATTTCTTCTACTGTCATTGTTATTCCTCCCTTCTTTCTAATTTTTAGCATAATAAAAAAACACCTACCTAAGTAAGTATTTTTTAACTATAATGTTTACTTGAATATACTTATAGGAGCAAAGCCCATTTTCCCTTTCTTTATTGTCCATGCATTACCACAGTTTTGACAAACTGCCACAGTAGAATTTATTGTTTTAGTTTTATTTGTTCCTTTAGATTTTTTCCAAAACAAATTAGACATACCTAATGTACACAAAGCTGTAAATCCTCTTGCACTATTATTTACATGTCCCCCCAATCCAATACCTTTTTTATTTGTTTGTTGACCTTCTTCAACAAGTTGTACCTGAACATTTTCACTTCCACATTTCGGACATTTCATAATCTGTTCCTCCTTATTTATATTATGAAAAAAATTATAGCACTTTTAATTACACTTTTTTGTCGAAGTTTGTCGAAAATATGATTTTTTTAATTTTTTTCTGCTTTCATTATTCTTCTCATTCTTCTTATAATTTCTTCTGGAGATTGTACCTGTTGTTCCTCTTCCTTAAATAGTTCTTTATAATTATCTCTAATTGGTACTATTTTAGGGTTTCTGCTCATACTATCTGCTCTTATAAGTTTATTAGTAACCGCTTCTTGCAAATTAATTTCACTTTTTAATTCATCAATTATTTTTACAAGATGTATTTGACAATATGTATTTATTTCTGAGTATCTGCTATTCCAAAACTCATGTGGTTTTATATCAAAGTAATACGCTAGAGATTCTATTGAATATATTAACTCAACTAAATTATGAGCTGTTTTTATTTTTTCTATTATATCATTTAAGCCTCGTAACCTTGAAATCCTTGTTCTTGAAGTTGTTTCTCTGCTATTTTGCTCATTGCACTTTCTGCTGACTTTTGAACTAAATCGTTCATATTCATTGTTGATAAAGGATTTGAGGTCATTTCTTTTAATTCTTTCTTGCTCATTTTCTTTTTGAAAAAACCCTCATCATTCAATGCCTCTGCAATCTTTTCATATAAATCATTCGCAGTTATTCCTTCTAGTCTACAATCATCCATAAAGTCATATACTTCATTTGATGTCATAAATGTACCTTTGCCATCCTCGTTTTCTGCCAATTTAAATATTATTTTTGACAAAGCTTCTCTATCACATATTGAATATGCTCTTGTGAAGGCTTCTTCAAAATTTTTATTTTTTAGTAGATTAGCTATGTCTACTATTTTTCGTGTTTTTAGTACTAAATTAATTGTTTTATTTTTTGTTTCTATAATCATTTTATTTTCTCTCCTTTGCAAAAGAGAGAAGGCTTATTCTGCCTTCTCATTATTTTCTTCTATTGTGCTAGCAACTTTTCTTGTTCTACTCCTAGCACTTAATGTAGAACTAAGTTGTGGGAAAGCCTTTACTTTCTTGTATTTCTGAGCTTCTATAAATTGTTAATTTTGATTTTAACATATCATCTATAGCAATTTCACTCATTCCAACATAACATGTTCCAGTAAAGTACCATGTTAATGGTTTTCCTGCCTCTGAAGCTGTGCTTTCTGGTAATTGGATTGCCCAATAGCCATTTGTTTTTGCAGTTTGTAGTGCTTTTAATTCATCATATTGGTCTTCTTTAAATAATATTTCTATTTCTAGATTTTCTGCTTTCTGTCTTCCTTCTGCCATTCTTTCATCCGGAATATCTAAAGCACTATAAGTCACTCCTTCTGGTGCTTTTAAAAATTCTGGTATACTTTGTACAAAAGCTATTTGTTTTCTTTTAGCCTGTGTTTTTAAGTCTTCTAATGTATCTGCATGAAACAATTTTGTCATTGTACTTGTTTTTGGGTCCATTTAAAATTCCTCCTATTATCTTATAAAATTAAAAGAGGCCGTTATTGAATTATAACGAACCTCAAATGTTATTGTTATACCGTATTTTTGCAATATAGGATCATACATTGCAGGGCTGGTATTTGTCCTTATAAAATTATATTCTTGAAGTTTTGTATCAACTTCATCTGTCATTTGCATGGCTTGACGTTGCTTTTCATTCCAACAAGTTATTGATATTTGGAATGTTGATTGAATTGGAAATGCATTTTCCGTTTTATTCACAGATTTTAAAGGTGTATGTAATTCTAGGCAAGGAAATTTACTTGTTGTTGTAGGATTTGTTAATATTTGCTTATATTTCAATGATTCTAGTTTTTCATATACTAAATCACTAAACTCTAATTCACTTAAATCTTTCATTTACATACCTCCTTTAACATCTCATCTAATTTTTTCTTAACTATTTCTGCATTTTCGTTTCTACTTTTAAATTCAGAATCACTTAAAAAGTGATTTGCTTTTGAGCCTACTGCAACATAGAATTGTTCTCCTTTTATGGTTACAATTGGATAACTTAATGACCTACCGACTTTATTCACAGGTATATACCATTCTGTATAGCCTGATTCGATAAAGTGTTTTGTTTTTCCTATGTGTTCTTGCTCCGCATATTGTCCGAGTTCCAAAATACTCAAACCATAAATATGATTGTCCATTTTCAGTCATAAATTTAGAAGGGTCAGCATATACACGACCGTTTCACTTCTTTAGTAGACATATCAATCATTTCTGCTAATATACCTTCTTCCTTATGTCCGTTTTTCCAATTTTATAGCATAACCTCTAATGTTTTTTAATACATCTTCAGTTGCCATCTTTGCAGTTTGCGGTAATTTTTTAATTATAGCATCTATATTTTTAAAATTATGTTTTACTTTTATATTGCAATTGAAATTTATCATTGTATTTTCTCCATTCTATATACATAAGTACTTCCTATTTTATTTTTGTCCAGTACTCTATACTCCGGAATAAACTTCTCTAATTTTGAGATATCTTCAAATGATATTCCATTACCTTTTTGTATATCATAATTTCTAGTCGTACGACCTTTATATGTACTATAATCCACTTCACCTGTGGACTTTCTATCTAACTCGTTGACATCTTGTTGCATATTTAACCAAGCCTGTACTTTATATTTCCATGCTTTATCACTCTCGCCGTGGTCTTCTATCTCTTCATATTCTGATATATATACTTTTGTTAAATCTCGTAATAACACTATTTAATCCTCCTTAATCCAGATTTAATAATATCATTTCTTAATTTATCTATAATGTCTTCAAATGATGTTGAAATAGAACCTTCATTTCGACCTGTTAAGCCTTCTGCTCCCCTTGAAAGATATATTGCTTTTGTTGCTTTCTTTATATATGGAAATAATTTTTCATCATTTTTTTGTCTATTAGAAATATCAGAGGCAATAGAAGTTACTTCCTCTAATATTTCACTTAGAACTTCTTTGTCGTCTTTATAATTAGCTCCTAAATCTGCTATTATTTTATCTATATTACTGGTTTCTGCCACTTCTATTACCTCCTAATTCTAAGCCATTGAAGCAATTGTTGCTATTCCTGCTTTTTTAGCCTTATTTGCTGAATCAACTTCAACAATTACTATTTTTTGTCCAGATGTTGCTGTGATTTCGTCTGTTCCATTCCAAGCTGTGTATCCAGATGTGCAAACTGCATCATATCCTGGTATTGTTGGATTAGCTGCTGTTTTATATTTATAACTGTTTCCTGTAGATAGTGATGGTGTAACAGTTATTTTTGTTTTTCCTGTTGTTGTTCCTGCTTCTGATTCTACAGTTAATTCTGTAAGTTTAGCATCTGTTACATAGAATATAGTATCTTCCATTAATGCTTTTGTTCCTTTATATAAGAAATCTTCTAATGCTACAGCATCATCGAATGGTACTTTTTCTGCTCCATATTCTGATACATAGAATGGTTGAGCTATAGCTCCATCCATCATTACAACAGCTTTTACACCTTCTGGTAATCTTGTTGCTTCATAAACTCTAACAGAATCATACATACCAATTGCTTGTTCCTTTGGATCTGTTCCGTTTGGTAAATCGTCAAGAATTTTTTTCATTCCTTTTCTGTATTCGCTATCAACAACAATTACTAATAAATCTGATTCTATTCCATCAATAAAATCATTTCTTAATGTTCTTGCTTTTTGTAACAAAGTATCAATTGTATCTTGAATATTGTCTTTTGCTTGTACTTCTGTTCCTTCTAATACTTTGGCAAAAAATTCTCTATCTAAGTATCTTATAATAGCTGATTGATGATTTACTTTTCTTTTTTCAGCCATACCATCAATACCATAAAGTTTTACGTCTTTTCCTTGTAGTTCTTCTACAATTTCTTTATCAGTATCTATAACAACTTTTACTGGTTTAGCTTTTACTTTATCTCCTTTACCAGCTGCTCTTGCAGTACCTTTGTCTTTTAATTCTGCATTTACAAATCTTTTGTATTCAATTACTCCACCTTCTGGATTTCCTGAACCATTTTTTGCTTTGATTTGTTCTGATATTGCTCTTGATGCAACATTTTCTAGAACTCCACTTAATACTTGTTTTAAATTATCTTTTGTTTTACCATCTTGTAGCATTATGTTTAATGCTTCTTGTGTAATTTCTCCCATTTTTTATTCCTCCTATTTTTTAATAACTTGATCTAGCTATTGATTTGCTTTTTGTATTATCAATACCTGTTTTTTGTATTGGAGTATCTTCTTTTAATCTTTCATTTACAGCTTTTTCAACAGCTTTATTAAAAGCATTTGAAACTTCTTCTATTTTTGAATTAATTTCTTCTGCCTTAACTGTTTCAAAATTAAAGAAAGTCAATAAAGATATATCCAATCCTTTTTCACTTGCTATTTTTGTTGCTTGTTCTTTTAATTTATAAGCATTTAATTCTGCAAGTGCTTTTTCTTTGTCTGTTCTTTCTTTTTGTGCTTGATATTCAAGTTTTTGTTCTTTGTTCATTTTTGCTAACTTTTCAGCTTCACTTTTTTCACTGTTCATCATTTCTTCCCAGTTTGTTTTTGCTGTGTTTATAGCTTTTTGAACTCTTTTGTCAAATTCTGCTTGATTCTTTCCATCTTTCAGAAAATCATCAAATGTAACAGGATTGTTGTTTGCTCCTGTATTGTTTTGGTTATTTGCTCCCACTGATTCATTATTTGCCCCAGTATTAGCATTATTTGGATTATTATCTTGTCCTTCCATTCTTTACTCCTTTTGCCCCAGCCATTGCTAAAAGCCCCAGCCATTGCGAATTTGTATTCTGTTGTTCTTTATAGCCTGCAATCAGTAAAAAGGCATAAAAAATAGACGTACGTCTACGTCTAAAATTTATAATTATAAAATGTTAATAACTTATTTATTTTTTTCTTTAATATTAAGATATATTGCATATCCTATTATTCCTGTTAATTCTGTTAATATTGTGGCTATTACTCCACACCAAAATGGATTTATATACATATTTTATCCTCCTTTAATTTTATTTAAATCATATTATTAAACAATGAGCCGAATAAATCGTTCTTTGAAATCTTTATTTGTGATTCAATTGTGTTTCTCTCTTCTAATGACATATTATTAATTATTTCTTTAGCTACGATATCTAATGATTTTTCTACTGCCTCATTAAATTCTTCTTCAGTAAACCATCCTTTTTGTATCATTACTCTTGCTAATATATTTAAAATTGCACTTATTTGAAGATTTGCTCTAATAGCTTTATTTGTCTTTAAGTATTCAATAATTTCTTTATCTGACATTTACTATCCCTCCATAATAAAAGCACCTACTTTTTAAAGTAAGTGCTAAAATTTGATTCTCATCATTTCATTGTAATATTTTTCCCATTCTTCATATTCTTCTATGATTTTCTTTGGTGTATTTTCTTTCCATTTCCATGGTTTTTCTTCTCCTAGTGTATCTATTTGCCAATCCGTCCAAGGGTGTTCCATAGGCATCATATTAAATCATCCCTTTCATAACTTCTATTATGTTTTTGCTTAATAATGAAGCATTTTCTTTATTAGCATAATAATCTGCAAATGCTTCTGCAATAATTTCTTGTCCTCTTTCTTTATATGCATATCCTGAAATATTCCTTATTAGCAAATCTTTTTCTTTTATATCATTTACACCTATTTTATTCAAGGCTTTATTTAATATTTTATTTACTGTTATATTATTTTCGCTATCAAAAACTATTGCATTATTATTGTTATGATTTAATTTTTTTATTATTTCTGTTACTGCTATATGTCCTGTTTCATGTATTGACATATCTTTATAAGTTGTGTTGTTAGGATGAAAATGCTTCTTAACATCCATTTCATATAATTGTTTTGGAACTTTACCATTATAAAATTTATTTTTATTTATATACATTACATATGTTCCATCTTTTTGTAATTCTACTGCTAGTCCACCATTTGGATGGTCTATTTCTTTTATTTCTTTAATCTTTCCTCTTATATTTGGAAAATCATTATATACTCTACTCATATTGTTTAATAATTCTTTTAAAACTTCTTTATCTATATGCCTTGTATTCATTTTTTTAATATTGTATTTTTCTTTTATATCTTTTTCAAATTTTGTATCAAATATATTAAATTGTTTTTCTGTTTCTAACTCAATATGCTCATTATTAGAATTATACACAATTGTACTTCTACAATAGTGAAAGTGATGTTGTATTGGTGGGAGATTTAAGCCTAGTACTAATCCATTGCATCTAATTCTTTGTACTGTTAATTCTTTTTGTGTCTCACCATAATATCTATCAAATACATTTTCTTTGTTAATATAAAACTCTTGATTATTTAAACTATCACACATTAAAGTTGTTTTATCATCTTCTACTGCAATAAATCTAACTTTTGAATTATCTTCTGTTACTTCTTTTATTCCTTCTGCTTTTGCTAGATTATTTAAGCCAATCATTTGTAAATCTGCTGCACCTGATATTTTGCCATTATTTATATTAAGTTTTTGATTGTTTTGCCTATTTATTATTATTTGAAACTCATTAGAATCAATTTCTAGGCTTTTTTGTTGTTGTATATTTAAAATTAATTGTTTATATATTTGTTGTGCATTATATTGTATTGTTGCTTCAATATACTGTTTCCAATTAAAGCCACTATAATTTGGTTGGTCTAATAATGCAAGAAATAAAGCCATCGTTAATATTGATGGCTTTTTCTTTTTGTTTACCTCTTGTTGACCCTGTTCGTAATAATAATTGGCATCTTCATACATTATTTGTGTTTCTTGCTCTGCAAGTTTGTTTTGCTCTTCTACATATGAACTGTAAATAAGTAACTCTAGTATTTCACTATTCTTTACTCTTGTTCTCTTATAAATATTGTTTGCTAATACAGTAAAATAGCTATTATTCTTTAATAAGCCTTGTTCTTTCCATTGTTCTATATATGTATTTATTCTTTTTTTAGTTTTATTATCAGCAATATTATAGATGTTTTCGGTTGTAAAATTAAATATATCAAAGATTTCTTGAAGTCTGTTCTGTGTTTGTTTTGATGTTTTATTATATAGTTGTTTTAACTGTCTCATATAATTATCATGTACTTTCCACATATAAAACACCTCTATTCTTTATTGATTTGCTTATTACCAACTTTTGTTTGCTCTTTCTTGTTATCTGCTGTTAGTTTTTGTGCTTTTTGTTGATCCGCCAAATCAGTTACTTTATTATCTTGATTGTTTTCTTTATTGTCTTGATTTTTTCCTGCTTGTCCTATCATTTGCATTTGTTGTAAATTCTTTTGAATATTCTCTTCATTTTGTTTATCCATTTCTGCAAGTTCTGATTCTGCATCTAATCCAAATGGTAAATGACTTATAATTGATTTATCACTTACCAATCCTCTTAATTTTAACCAAGCAGTTGTAAGACTTTCAGTATCTGTAGGTAAATTACGTATTAATATAACATCTATATCTCTAAAATCATATTCTTTACCTTTCTTTAGATTTATTCTTGCTGTTATCATCTCCCACATTCTTAAGTATTCTTTTCTAAATAAATGATGTGCTTGTTGTAACACTTGTTCTAAAGGAAAAAACTTTTTTTCTAAGGCTGCTGCATTGTCTGCATTTGTAAAACCTTGATCTGTTACATTTGGCACTCCAGAAATCATAAGTGCCATATCTAAGCATGTTTTTTTATGATTTTCTGATGCAGTATCATTTATATCCTTTATTATCCAATCTATGTCTCCATCCTTATCTGGAGTATAAAATACTTTTGCATTTAAAACAGCCTCATCTTCTTGTACTCTTGCAGGATTTTTTGTCATTATTATATTTCCATTCTTATCTTTTTGTTCTTCTCCTTTGTCATTTACTAATGGTATTAAGGGGTCGTTTGTTGGAGAAAATCCTGTTACTTTTAATTTTGCATTATCGTTATAATCAAAAATATTAGCATTATTCTCTATTACTTTTTCATTTTTGTTTATTAAAGTTACAACATTTTCAAAAAATGACATTCCATAAGGGTTTTCTACTGCAAAACAAGGCAAATCAGTCCATCTTACTGGTTTGTCGCTACCGTCTACCTCTTCAAACTTATATTCAGAACTCTCGGTAATAGTCTTTTTTTCTATTCCATCAACAAATTGCTTTTTATAGTCTTTTGTTATTATTTCTAAATGTGTTTCAATTCCACCTGTTGTTGTATTTTCGTACCAGCACCTTAATAATCCTACTTTTGTGCTTGGTACATCATAGTTCCATATAGCTACTGTATTCAAGCTTGAAACATTGGCATATACTTCTTCGTTACTCTTATTTTCATACACCAATCCATAACATGCTCCAGTTGTAATATAATCAAGTACACAGTCATAAAAAAAGCTACCATTGTCATTATATTTTGCAATATAATCAATAATAGCTTGATAGTCTTCTGGATCATTCTTCTCTCCAAAAATCCTTTTAAATATTCTATTTAAAATTCCTTTTTGAGTTTCATTTATGTTCTTAACTTTAAATTGAGGCTCTTTTCCTCCAAAATATCCACTTGCAATAATACTTATATAATATTCAAGCGCAACAACAACATCCTTTTTATCATATTTTCTTGTAAATCTATCTTGCAAATATTTTCTATGCATAAATATTGGCAATGCTTTTCCCCATAACACACTTATATTTTGATTTATATTTGCTTCATTTAAAAACTCATCTTTATATTGTATTTTTTCTACAAAACTCATTATTTTTCTCCTTTACATTATATTGTTATAACCAAATTGTAATTTCTTTTGATTTATATATTTTTCCACTGCATATCTCATTGCATCCATCAAATGATTAAAATCATCTATTGGTCTATTTATTTTGTTTCCAAACTTGTCTTCATCCCAAGTATAATTGCTTATTTCTGTTATGAAATTTACACATTTAGGATGTATTATTATTTCAAAATCTTGTATAAATTGAATACCATTGTTTATACTGTCTTTTCCCTTTAACGCTCCTGTAATATGTCTTAAACCTAATCCCCTTAATTCATCTATTGACTTTGGTTCTGCACTATCTGCTGTTATTTTTTCTTTTGAATAACCCATCTGATTTATTTTGTCATATATTACTTTGTTACTCATTCCTTTTTGATATATTTCATCATATACATAAATCTTTTTGTTTTTTAAATCTATTGCACCACAAAATAGTGCTGTTGGGTCGTTTGTATAACCAAAGTCTAATCCCAAAGCACTATCTAAGTTTCTTATTGTATTTAATTCAAATTTTTCTTCTTTCCAATTTTCATATACTAATCCATCAACTATACCCCAGTTACCTAATCCTGCAACTTGATATCTTCTAGGATTATTTTTCTTCATTCTTTCAAATACTTTTTTATCTGCTTCATCTAGCCACTCGTTACAAAGATAATTTGTTGTCATTGCTAATATATCATCATCTTTAACATCAAAAAATCTTTTCTTAATCCAATGATGTTCATTCCAAGGATTTAATGTTATTGTTATTTGTTTAAATAATCCTTCTGGTACTTCTCCGTCTTATACTTTCATCTATTACATCAAAATCAGATTCTTTTGTTATTTCGTATGCTTCTTCAATCCATAACCAACATAAAACACCAATATCTACTGATATTGATGTTACTTTTAATGGGTCATCTAAACCTCTAAAATATATTTTCTGTCCTGTTGGCTTATACGTCATTTCTAATGGACTTTCTTTTATCTCCCAAAAACTATCTACTTGTAATCTATGTATTGCCCACTTTAATTCTGTAAAACAACTATCTTTTAATGTTCTAAATGTTTTTCTAATTACAAGCGTATTAGCTTCTTTATATTTCATCATGTTGCTTATTATCCATAATGCTGTTGTCTTTGATTTTTTACTTGCTCTTGAGCCTTTACACACCCTATATCTACATTTGCAATGCCAATATTCTGCATAACCTTTTCCAACTATACTTTGTAATGATATGTTATTTACTTGTTGCTGTGTATTTTTATTTATTATTTTATTTTGTAATATCATCTGTTATCACCACTGGTATATTTCCAGCAACTTCAACTTTTTCTTTAAATGTACCATATCTTTTTCCAAGTAGTTCTGCACATCTTGTTCTATCTTGTAATGAAGCATCTAATCCAAATTGGTCTTTTTCTTCTCCTCGCATTACTTTTGTTAAGTATTGTAATACTTCTTCTTGTGAGGCAATTCTATTATTTTCTAATTGTTGTAATCGTTCTTGAATGAAATAGTTAAGTTTGGTTAAGTTTTCTGCACCTATATTCTTTGCTGTCTTAGAACTATACCCTGCTCTCTTTGCACTTTCTGTTGCATTCGCAGTTTCTATATAATAATCTATAAATCTTTTTTGCTTTTCTGTTAATTTATTATAATCTTTTTCATCTTCCATCTGCCTCACTTCCTTTTCTGTGTTCTTTTATTAAGTATTTCATTACATCTATTTTGTTATAACATTCTTCTTTTTGCTTATATCTATCTTGTAATTCAAATTCATCTGTTTCTTCATTGTATATTTCTACTTGTTCTCTTTTTAATATTTGGTATTTAGTGCAATATTTATAATTCTTTTCACTATAAAATTGAAAACTATTTATTTTATATATCTGTCCTTTTGTAGATAAGGCATATAATAATTTGTTTATGTTTTTATTTATGTTCATTTAATTAAGCACCTCTCTTTAATCCTATAAGGACAAAATACTTTACCTTCTCGTAAATTTGTAATTTCTAAAAAAGAACAGTTTTTACACTGTTCTGGTAATTCGCTCTTTATTTGTTTTATTTTATCATTATCTGCATACTTTTGCTCTTCATCTATCATATCTAGCACTTCCTCACAACTGTCAAATTTACATACTTTACACTTTTTATTCCCGTTTGGGCATATTTTATTATCTATTAAACATTGAATCATACTCTATTCCTCTTCTGTACATGTTAATTTGCCATCTATTCTTCTTACTATTTTACATTCTATGTTCTTTGTGCATGTGCTACAGTTTTCTTTTTTATACTTTTCTATTCTTTCTTGATTAGTCATATGTACTTCTCCTTTTTTATATTTCGACATATTTTGACAGTTTTTTTATTCTTTGTTTGCTATAATCATTTCGATTGGAGGTGATTATATGATAAATAAATGTCCTTATTGTGGTAGCAATAAATTTGGCAAAATTGAAACTGGAAAAGATAATGTAAAATACGTTCTAACTCAAATTGATTTATCCTCTAATAGTTTCTTAGCCACTTGTGGACTACCCGTTGATGCTTATGGTTGTGAAGATTGCAAAGGAATAATGCTTATGCATGATCAACTAACTTTCCATCAATAATATTATTAGCAATTATTGAGTCAGCAGTATTAGCTGACTCTTTTTCTTTGTAAATAATTTCTATTTTTTCTATTTCTTCTGTTTCAAATAGTTCTAATATTCTTTGCTCTGCTTTTAATTTATTAAGCATTTCACATTGTCCCATTTTTTCAGTTCCACTTATTACTTTTATTGTTTTTCCCATATCTTTTCCTCTTTTCTTTTTATAAACTCTATGCAATGATATAAAATGTCCCCACCTCAATTACTTATCTAGAATTTCATTGAGGCTGTATGTAAAATGATACCTGCAACGAAAAACCATACATTTAAGCCTCTTTCGCTTTTTGTATTCTTAAAACATTAGCTTTATGTTTGTTGAATAAAGGATTAACAGTCCTCTCCAACTGTTTATATCACTGCATACAACTTATAAATATTACTTAGAACTCGCTAGGAAAGTTCTGTTGTTCTTCTACTTTCATCTTTTTACGAAAGGAGGTGTTATTGCGTGACACCTTTTTTATATTATCAGTTACCTATGCTGGTGCATTCTCAAATACTGTATCTACTACTTTGTTCCCTTGTTCTTCTAATTTTTTTATTAAATTTGCTCTTTCTTCTCTTATTTGTTCATTTGTTTTACCTTTCATAGGTTGACTTATCATTAAATTCATTTTATTTCTTCCTTTCATAACATAATAAAAAGAGCAAATACAAAAAGGGGCTTGTACTTACTCTTTATTTTCTACTTACATTTCTCTTGATTATATATATATCACATTTTTATGTCGTGATTACACCTTTTTTGTCGTGTTGTTCAAATATTTTTAATGCTATTCCATTCATCTTGCACATATGTTTATAATCATAGTCCATCTCACTTGCTGTTGTTACTAGTGTCTTACCTTGTATGTATACTTTTTCTAAAATTAACTTGTATGGTTGTTCTACTTTATCTAATTGATTTAATATTTGCTTTTGATTTTTTTGTTCTCTTACTATTCTTTCTAGCAATTCATTTATATTATCTAATAAAATCGCTATTTTTTCTGCCATGCTATCTTGAACTTCTTTACTTCCCTTTGGCATATCTGATAATACTGATGTTATATTTTCTATACTTGCTTTATATTCTTCTATGTATTCAAGTCTGTCTTTTATCCATTTTTGATTATATTTATAATTTTTTAGTTCTTCTCGTGTCATTAGTATACCTCCTCATTAAATAATTGTACTCTACCTTCTATATTCTTCTTTTAGCCTTTTCTTAATTAGTTTTAATGCTATCTCATAAGCATCATTTTCGTCTTTTAGGTTATTTTCATCTTGCCTTAATACTTTTATTGTCTCTAATAAATTATTGTTTAAATTTATCTTTTTCTCTATTAATTCTTTGGCATTTAATAGTTTCTTTATTGTTTTAGTCATTTGTATCACTCCGCTTCTTTTGCTTTATTTTCAAAATATTGTTTTATACAATTTAAGCACTTTTCACAATGCCCATCTATATAATTATCTGCATAGCAACCTTCCTTTGTACAAAATTCATCTACTGTTAATTCATCTTCAATAAACTCTGCCATTAAATCAATTTGTTTGTCTTTATTTTGTAATTGCTTGTTTAATCTTGAAAATTCTTCCTTATATAGACTATATTTTTGTAATTTTTTAACTTCCTTTACTCTGTTTCTTAATTTTCTTAATAATTCATCATTATGTTTCTTTAATTTATCTATCTGTTTGTCTTTTTCTTTTAGCATTGCTTGTTCTTTTGTCATATGTTAGTCCTCCTTTTTTCTTCTTTAAATCCTTGATATCTTAAGCATCTTTCTAGTTCTTGTAATTCAGAATAATCTTTTAATTTATAATTAGAAAATCCATATTTTAATGTGCTATATCCACTTTCATTTTCATTTGTTCTAAATGATTTGTTTTTGCAATTTATTGTTATATATATTTGCTTTTTAGTTCCACCACCATTATATCTATAAGAATAAAATGTTACTTCATCCATCCTAATTCCTTTACTTTCTTATTTATTGCTTGTAATTCTTGCATATCTAAAAAATCATACTTACCGTCTATTTTTATTCTTTTTATTAGTTTAGAAAAATAAATGTTTTTATTATCTCTTGATAATTTATAAACTTCTGTTGTCTCTCCAACTGATTTTTTGTATCCTAATTTTTTAAACATCTCATCAGCACTCATTTTATTTGTCCTCCTAAATATCTAATTTTAGTTTTTCTAAAAATTCATTTGCTCTTTTTATTTCTTTTTGTAATTCATAAATACTGTTTTCTTCTTCTCTGCTTATATATTCTCTTGTAATTGTTTTTAAAATCCCTTTTAGGCAATTTTCTATTGTTGTGTAATAACCTAAATCCTTAAATATTTCTTTACCGTAATTTTCACTTTTAACATCTTGTACTTTTGTTTTTTCTTGTAATGTATAGCAATTACTATTTGCTGTTATATAAAATCTATCTGTTACTTTTACCATTTTATTTTCTCCCTTCTAGTAGTTCTTGTAATTCCAATATTCTTTCATTGATTGCTTTTATTCTGTCAACATCAGAAAATCTATTACAACTTAGTAACATTTTCTTATATTCTTCTATCTTGTCTTTTACTTTTTGCTTTGGAATAACATAATTACTACAATTTTCAAATAAATCTTCTTCTAATTTCTTCGTATATCCATTTTTGTGTGCTACTAATCTTTTTAATTCTTCATTCTCTTTTAATACTCTTTTATAATCTGATAAAATATGTTCTAATATTCTAGTAAGTTCTACAATTTCTTTATTGTAATATCCGTGCCAGCCATCTTCTTTATACTCTTTATCTGTTTTTATAGATTTTATAAAATGTTCTGCATTTTTTATATCTTCTTCTATACTATTTTCTTTCACTTAAAACACCTCCTAAGGCTTGTCTCCTTTGATATTCTGCTATTCCTAACTCTAAAACTTCATTAACTATTTCTTCGTCTAAAAAGTCAAATCTTAAATTTTCTTTTGGATATTTTTTTCTAAAATAATCTTTTATTACTTGTTTTGTGTGTTTATCATCTCGTTTTACTACTTCTTTTATTACTCTTTCTGAAAAAGAAAACATTTCATTCACTGTTTTTTCGTTCACTATGTATCACTCCTCTCCTTGAAAATTTTAGACGTTCTATTTCTTAAACCATCATATACAGGTTTTCTTCCAGCTTTTAAATCTCGCATAACTTCATCTGCTCTGTAAACGTTTTCTGGACATTCTCTACACTCATCTATTAATTCCTCTGTACTTTGGTCTATATATCCATAACAAAAGTATCTAGGCTTGCCTTCAAAAACAAATTCTACACTTGGTTTACCTCTATCTTTTATATCTGGTCTTAATTTAGCTTTACAACTCATATCTTATTTACTCCTCTCTAATTATTCCTTCAATAATCAGTTTTGATTTACATAAATATTCAATTGTCCAATAATTAATTCTATCTCCTATATGTAAATTCTCTCTTGTTCTTATATAAGCATCTGAACCACATTGCAATTCTAATACTCCATTTTCATATACAATTCCATAAAATGAACCTGCTCCATCATGTCCTTTGCAATAAACAATACTACCATGTTGTAACACTGGTTTTTCTATTTTATTTTTATCTTTTTTACTATATTGCTCAATAATATTTGTTCTTCCTTCTTCAACATATTCCATATCTTATTTACTCCTCTCTTCTAATGCTTCTATAAACTCTTTTTGATATTCGCATTCTTCACACTTTTCATTACAAATAGTATATGTTTCTGGAGCTAGTGGGCATATTATATATCCTTGTTCTTCTGCTAATGCATCTCTTAACCATTGTTCCATATCTATTCTCCTCCTACTTTATAGCAATTAGCCATATACTGTTCTTTTGTTAGTATTGTTTTTATGTCTTGATTATCTACAATTGCAATCAAAGATATTATAGTATATTTACCACTTTTTTCTTGTACTATTTTTGCTACATATTTTCCATTTACATAGTCTCCAACTTCTATTAAATCTATTAGTTGTTTACTATGCTTTAAAATATCATTTATTAACACTGCATATCCTAAATTATCTAAAAACACTCTATTACTTAATACTTTTATAGTTTTTCCAATAACTCCTTCTTTTGTTCTCACATATTCGTTTACTTCTATCATCTCTTATGTTCCTTTCATTTAATTTCTTCTATTTCCAAAATAACTTTACTTGACTTTCCGTACTCAAAATCATCTCTAAATCCTTTTACAAAATTTCTGTTGTCATCTTTTAATTTACCCGTTTTTACCATACTGTCTAATATAAACTTCTTAGCAAAGCATACATTGTCTAAATCTCTTCTTTTATTTTCTTCACATAAGGGCCTCAAATGTTACTTGTCCATCTTCCATAATTCCATTTAAAATATCCTCACTTATCATCTTTTCTTTTGCTTGATTATAGAAATCTTTTTTTATTTCAAATCCATAAGCATTTCTACCTAATTCTGCACAAGCCCTTAAAGTTGAAGCACTTCCGAGCTACTGGATCTATTACTACATCCCCTTCATCTGTAAATATTTCAATTAGTCTCTTTAATATACCTATTGGTTTTTGCGTTGGATGTATTTTAGGGTATTGCTTTGAACTATCTCTTTTCCATTCAAACCAATTGAATATCATTTTTCCTTTTTGTTCATCTGTTTTACCATTATTAAATTTAGGTAATTTGTCTCTATAAAGCACTACTGCATATTCAGTTGCTCCTACTATTCTCATATTTGCTTTTAATACTGATGCAGAATAATTTTTTACAAATACTAATGGGTAACTTTTCATTAATCCGTGTTTTTTTGCTTCGTCTATTACCATTTGTATTTGCTCAAAAGCACAAAATACTATCATTGCTGGTGCTTGTCCTTTTTCTTTTGGTTCTTTTTTTAAATACCTAGTACAGAAATCAAAGAAATTATTTATTTTAAAATCATTGTCTGTATCAAAAAAACTTTTTCCAGCAAGTTTACTTTCTCCCTTTTTGTTGTCTCCGTCTATGTACCAACTTGGATTACTTGCATATGCATTATTTCCTAAATTGTATGGTATATCTGCAATAATTAATTGCGCGTGTGGTATTCCATATCTTTTAGCATTTTCAAAGTGGTCATTATATAATTCTATCTTACATTTTTTATTCATCTTTTATATTCCTCTCATTTAATTATTCTTAATCCCAAATCTGGATAAACTTTTTCAAATATTTTATGTTTTAATTTGAATACATCTGTCTGCATTCCTTTAACATCTTCTACTATTGTTTTACCATTTTCTATATATTGAAAATCAGCTATATATTCGATTTTCCTAAAAGTTTTACCATTTTTCTTAAAACTATCTTGTAGTAAAAATCTTGGTTGTAATTGTAAATCACTTATTTTGCCTGCTTTTAATAATAGTTTTAGTTCTTTATATCTTTTGCTTTCTTGGATACTATCAAAGATGTAGTCATCTACTATTACTTTTTTATTTCTGTATTTGTTCATATCTCTATTTTCTCCTGTGTTCCTCAAATTGTTTTATTTTCTATTTTTTCTGCATACTCACAATCGTTTGTACCTTTAAAATTTATATCTTCTAATCTCATACAACCGGCCACACTTTATGCATTTACCGTTCTATCGGTGGATAATTATACTTCATTTTGTTGTTCCTGCTTTTTTAATATTAATTCTTGTGTTTTTAAATCTCTCATAGTTAGTAAATATTCTGTTGCTGGCACCATTTCTTCCTTTTCTATGTGTTCTATTGCATTTTTCTTACAAGCTTCTATTTCTATTCTTATTCTTTCTAATATTTGCTCTCTATCCATTACTACCTCCTAAAATTTTATAACCTTTAAACTTAGCTATTTGTAATTCTTGTTTTGTAATCCATTTTTGCCATTTTCCACATTTGCCACAATACAAACCTCTTCTATTTCCTTGTATTTCTACAAATAGCTCTTCACTATCACATTTATTACATTTTTCTTGCATAATTGCCTCCTAATCAATTCTTGGTATATGGTTCATATTTTGTTCAACCATTTTCTCAATTTCTGTTGTTTCTCTATATACTGCAACCTCTTTGTTTGTAATACTACATTTCTTTGTTTTGTCAGTTGTTACAAATCCTAAACTTTCTAGTTCTGTAATTCTTGGTCTAGCATTATTCACATCTGCTGTATTTGTATAATGTCTTTTATATAATTCTTGTGCTATTTCTCTTGTTGTCATTTCTTTATTTTTTAGTATTTCTAATATTTGTTTATGTCTTATACTTAAATGTTCTAGCATATCTTGGTAGCTTTTGTGTCTTGTTTTAAATGTTATTGTATTCATTTGTTTATCACTTCCTCTACTTAAATCTTTTATCTATACTCATTAAATCTATAAATAATTGGTCTTGTTCTTCATCTGTTAATAAATAATACTCTTTACTATTTTTACAATCTGATATTATTGAAATTTTTTTTCTTGCATTTTCTGCTTTGATTTGCTCGCTATATTTATTAAATAAATATAAATAAATATTATTATCATTATTGTTTGTGTCCCTAGTATGTCCCAAGTCTGTCCCGAACTATGTCCTCAAGTATGTCCTTTTTTTCTAATATAGGTTGATATTTACTGTAATTTACAATACTTATAAGAGTTTTTCTTGTGTCCCTAACTTGTACTATCATAGTGTCCTGCTCTAGTTGGTTTAAATAATCACTTACTTTATGTCTTGACCATCTCCACCTTTCTGCTAATTGTTTTATTGATGTTAAAGTTTGTCCTCTTTCTATTTCAATAAAACCGTTTTCAAAAGGTATTTTTTTGCTCTTATGATTAACTGATAATAATAAATCAATCCAAGCACTTCGTTTATCGAAAGGCTCTTTATCTTTCCAAATCCAACTATTTTTAATTTGTCTATAAATTCTTATCCAGCCTTCCATATCTTCTCCTTTCGTATAATAAAGGGCTAGTTTACTGTCTAGCCCCTGTTGTCTTATAAATAACTTTTTCCTATTAATTTTATAAATTCTTCTCTTGTATGAGTTTTTTCATATTCTTTTTGATATGCTTTTTTTAACTCTAAATCCATGTCTCTATTGTAATGTACAGAGTTGTTTGACATATTATGTTCTTTATGACATAGACCAGTGCAAAATCCATTCTCAATTGAAATTTGCCTATTGGCTGAACCAAAATAAACTTCATGAATACATTCTGCTGGTTTACCACAAAAGAAACATTTATCTAAATTATTTAATATTGAATATCGTTTCATTTCTTGTCCCACTCTTTCAATAAACTTTCTATTTCTGCATCTGATTTGGTTTCTATTCCATAAGCCTTACAATCTTGAACTACACCATCTATTAATCTGGACATTTGTTTTGAATTAAAAGAACTTGAACCGTAATATGCATTTATTATTTTAAATTCTGTATTTCCTATATATGTTGTATCAGCTATCTCACAGAACCAAGCAATTCCTTGTGCTACCCACATTTTTTCAAATGTCTTGATATTCTCTGTCTCTATTCTAAATCTTCTAAATATTCCTAATTCTTTTACCCTTCTTTTGTATTCCTCTATAGTATCTATTTCTGATAAATCACATAATTCTTGCAAAAGTTTCCAAAAATAATTATTTGCATTAGTTGTTCTTTTTTTTATGTATTTCTTTGCATCTATTTTAAGTTTTAAACCTTTTAGTTGTTCTATATCTGATAACTTGTCCTTTCCATCAATTAGAAAGCTTATTTTTGGTTTTCCAGTCTTATAATCTATGTTTATTTCTTCTAATGTTCCTGTAGTTTGCATTTAACCACCTACTTCTTATCTGGCATTGTGTTGCATTTATTTAATATTGATATGTATTGTTCTTTTGTTAAATCTGTTGTGTAAGTTATTCCATAATTCTTTTCTAAAACTGGTCCAACATCAAATCCTTTTCTTATCATAAGCGCATATATTGACTTTGCTTCTACATCTGTAATTTTATTGTTAGATACTCTTGTTGGTGCCTGTTTCTTTTTGTAACCAACTTCACTTGGATTCTGGTCAGGATCTTCTCCTGTTATTATCTTATAAGACTTCATCAAAGCATATTTATCTGCATATGTCATCGCTTTCCCTGACCCTTTATCTTGCGTATCTATTCCTTCTGCAAATGTTATTGTTTCTATATATTCTTCTGTCTTATCGATATTTACAAATCTATACGTAGTTTTTATCCTACTAAAAATATTGTTTTTTTCTCCGTATTCATTTGTAGTAGTATACATTGTGCTTTCTAATACTTCTCTATTTACTGGATAACTATAAACTCTATATTTAAATTCTAATTCTTTAACTGCCTTTAAAATATCTGCTTCTCCTACAGCTTTATAAGCACTTTTACCTTGTCCAACAGTCAAGTTTTTATTGACACTAGAAATTTCATTTGTTATATTAGAAAGCTTTTCAAATATATTCATTTCTTTAATTTCCATAGTATTCTCCCTCTTTATTTTCTTTTAAATCTAAATAATCCATAATTACCCCCTACTTTATTCTTAAACTTGTATTTTGTGTATTTATATTAACTCCTGCTGGTATTTCTCCTGTTTTAGTAAAATTATTTTTTATTGCTGTTTTATCTACTTTAACTGTTATAATTTCTGTTTTGTATTCGCTAGGAATTTCATCTTCGTTTATGATTTCTACACTAGGTGGATTCTTTGCTATGCTTAATGTTCCAAGTGGTGTTTCTAGTTTTGTAAATCCACCTTGTTCCATACATTCTTTTACATATTCCTTAAATTTTGTAAGTCTATTTTCTAATGTCTTTCTTTGCTCTGAAATTCGTTTTTCTTCGCTTTTCATTGCTTCAATAGTTAATTCTATATTTCTTGTATAGCCAATTAAATTTTGGCTTTTTTGTTGCAATAATTCTATTAATTCTTTTTCTACTTTCTTTTTATCTTCTTCTGTCATTTCTTCCTGTGCTATCAACATTGGAAATGCATTTGTTATTTGATATAAACTTAAATCTTGCATTATTCTTCACTTACCCTTCCATATATTTCATCATCATAATTTTCATCATTCTTTTCTAGTAAATATTCTAAATAACTGTCATAATCATTGTTTGTTTCTATATAATCTTCTTCTATCATCCTGTTTTCTAACATTTTTAATTCTCCTTTGACATTTCTATTTATTTGTGCTAATATATAAATAGATTCGTTTATTTAAGTGTCTATGAACTAGTTTGATTTTAGTAGGTCTACTAGTTCTTTTTTATTTAATATAGTTCTTATTTTATTTTTTAGATTTTCTGTATTGTTGTAATCTTGTTCTTGTAAGAGTTTTTCTATTGCTAATAACTTTCTATGATGTTTATAATTTTCTAAATGCTCATCTTCTATTTCTGCTCTCAAACTTTTTTGACTTATTTCTAGTCTTTCTACTTTTCTTTCTGCTTCTTTTAAAGCTTTTCTACTTTCATCAACTAAACTTTGTAATTCTTTTATCTTCTTAAACATTTCTTACACTCCTTTCCTTTTAATTTTAATTTTGCTAAAGTAATTATGTGCCAGTAATAACACTTATCTAACTTGTCCATCTTTTGTACTCCTTTCTTGTAAAATTTTGTAAATTATTGTATAATACCCTCGAAAGAGAGGTGTAATTATAATGCAAACTTTGAAAATTCCTAAAGAATCATTTGTTACTTTAAAAAAGCCTAATAAATCTTTAATAATTTCATTTTTAGCAATAATAATTGCTAATTGCATTACAGTATTTGGTTTTAACTTTTTAGATTTAAAAACTAAAATTATTATTTCATTAATTATATTTTCTTTAATTTTATTAATTGATGTTATTGTTTTATATACTCAATACTATATGTTCTACAATCAGGCAGAATATCTTA